CGCCACCAACTATCAACGATCCAAATCTTATCTGCAAAAGAGAATGTAAAAATATCTTCTAATGTCAATGCAAAATAACCTTCCATAATTCTTGCTTGACCATCATAGATTTCACGATAGTAATTGCGCCAAAAACGATTGTACAAATTGTTGTATGGTGATGCATTGATTGTGTGCAATGGTACTTCGGGTGCAAAATTCAAATCCAAATCATTCACTCCTGCATTCATAACAGAATAATTATTTAAAGATTTTACACTCGTTTGCACAACAGCATCAGCAACTTCATCGTACATCTGCACATTGAAATTTGCGAAGTAATAAAGTATGCGTGGTTTAGGTGTTACAAATTCACCACTTTCATTCAAGAATTTTGGAACAACAACATCAGAACCATCAATTCCATTCGATGGTGTTGATGCAAATGAAAGTTCAATTTTTTCTTCACCAGTTGCGAAATCATTGATAACATCGAAATCGTTTTCAGTTACTTCATATCTACCATACACGCGACCATTATCTTGATAAACTTTATTGCACAAATCACCATCAGCAGAATATGTGAATGTAAATTTCTTTTTCTGCAAGTCGGTTGTTGGTGAATAAACAATGTCTTTTTTAACATCTAATTTTTGTGTCCAATCCAACGTGTTACCACTCGCAATGTATTCGTTCATTGGTTCTATGCGTAGTGTATTCGCTAATGTTTTATCTGGAACGAAAACCAAGTTAAACATTTGTTGAATGCTTTTGATGAAATCAATTTGCTTCATTTCGGGAGCGTTGAATTTCATAAACACATTCACGTTACCATACAATTCAGATGTTACACTTTGTAGTTCAATACCAGTACCAGTATAATCATTGCTACCATTACCAATTAAATCCAAATCACACGATGGTTCTGCACCATTACCAACTGCATTCAGTGACATAAAACCAACACGCACTTTTAATGTGTCACCAGTATTCAAATGCAATGTTCTAATGAAATCAACATTAACATCAGTTGATGATGTTGTTCCGTATTGATAAATAATTTGATATGGTAACAACGTGTAGTTAACGCTATCATTGATGTAAAAAACTACTGCAAAAGTTGTTGTACTTAAATCTGTATTTAAGTTGTTTGCAGTTGCACTTCCGTGTAACCAAAATCGAAAAGTAAAATCACCAGTTGTTGGTGCAGTAAATACACCACCACTCCAACTATTCGATGCATCTTCGTATTCTGTGAATTGTGGATACAACGTGTATTCACCATTTGATGCAGTTAACGTGATGTTGTTGATGTTACTTGCTAACGCTAAATTAGATGCGAATAAACCAGTTGTATTATCACCATTTAAGTATTGCGAATTCACGAATGGTACATAGACATTAGTTAAAATGCTATCTAAATAATCACTCTCGTAACTAATACCTGCATCAAGCATAATTTGGTCAAACAAATACTTTGCTTTTACCGATGGTGTTAAATGACCAACGTATAAAGGTGCACCGCCATACTGCGCATCATTTTCGTTGTAATAAATCGGTTGTCCTTCTGGATTACTTGCAGTCAAATTAAACTTATCGCATAACGTAAGAATTACATCATCATTCATACCGCTCACGTTCTCATACAACAACTGGTAATCTAAATCACCATTAGCTATTGTACGAATATCACGTAGCATTTTTTCATTTAATGCACGTGCAAGATTTGGAACTTCACCGAAAAATACAATTTCAAATTCAAACAATTTGCCTTGCGACCAATACACGCGCTTAACTTGTATGTGACCACTTGCAACTGGTATTGTGTTACTCGTTAACGTTGCTTCTGTTTTTATTCTATAATCAAACCAACCATCAAAATTCACGTTGTAAATAGCACCAAAGAAATCGACATTGGTTTTACTCGCAGGAATGCGAAACTCACGAGAGTAATTACCTACCGCGCTGAAGTCGGTGATGTCTGTGAATTTAAAATTCAGATGTAGTTTTTCATTCTCGTACAAGTCAAGAACCGCGTACGTTCCATCACCATTATTAACGCTTAATATTACTTCGTTTATCATAGACCTACTGCTTGACTATATTTAAGATTGATTGTTAAGTTGTAAAGTTTTGAATAGCGTTCATCTTTCACCACATAGTTACTTGCATCTACAAGAACTGGTATTTGACCACCACCATCTGTTACTATGTACACGTCATTCGAACGCATCAATGTATTCAAGAATTCAAATTCACCAACACTTAACCAATCACTATTTATTACAAGACCTTTTGTTGTACCAACGTATCTATCTGTTACACCCCTATCGTATGTGTTAAATGAAAATGTATTTGAATTGTAATCACCAATTACTTTTTGATACTGCTTTCTTTCGTAGTTATATGACAACTCTGATTTCTTCGTGAAGTTAAAATAGTCAACACCACCACACGTGTTTGTCCACATCAATCGCACGTTGTCGAATGTGCAATCATCTTCAACGCGATAAAAAACATAACGTCTTGAAACGCGCGAACCACCTGCGTTACGTGCATAGACATCATACCATTTCCAATTCGTCATTGTTGCACCATCGGTTAACAAATTTGCAGGATAAATACCAAACACATTTACTGAAGATGAATCATTATTTAGGCTGTAAATAATTGTATCTATCAATGTGTTGGATTGATTAAATATATTAACTGCAATTTCAACCGCTTCTGTATCTGTCAAATAAGTTGATATCTGACCAACGGAATACATAATGCCATAATCACTTAATCGTGCAGGTATGTAAACTTCATTCGTTGTTAAACCACCAATACTTGTGTAATCACTCCATACGTGTGTTGTGTTCAATCGTTCTGATAACAAATACTTATCTGTTGTATTGAGCGCATAACGTTCATTTGGGTCGGGTTGAAAACCATCACTCACTTGATATTCCGCAAGGAAAAAATAACCGCGACTTGAAAGTGCTTGACCAACGGTTGTAACGGTGAACACACCATTAATTAACCAACCTTCTTTTATTGTAGCACGTGCGTATACAACTGAACTTGCTTCATCTTGAATGTTGTAAAAATTCGCAGGTGTTGAATGGTACAACTTTTCACGTATGATAGGTGCGATATCTAACACACCATAACCATTCGCGTTGGGTTGTACGTTAATTGTAAAATCATCGAACTCGAACACGTAGCGAAAACCTGCGTTACCGCTATTCGTTGAAGATGCAACGTAGATTAATCGTTGACCAACTGGTGTAAATTGTTCGGGTTGTTGTTGAATTGTAATTGCCATAATTATTGAAATTGTGTATTTAAAGTTGCTTCGAAATCTTTACCATAAGCAACAAATAATTTTTCTTCATATTCTTCCCAAGTGTTTTCGAGCGCATACTCGAATGCGTTCCAACCTTTGATTCCTTTTTTACCAATGCTTCGTGCAATCAAGAATGCAACACTTCGTTTTAACGATTCAGTTTGTTTTTGAATGCGACCATCTTTATCACGTAGCTTGATGCCACGTTGATTTATCCAATCGTAAATAACAGTTGATGGTGGTGCTTTTTTATTTGCACCGCGACCATCTTCCATCGAACCAAAATACTTACTTGCATTGCCCTTCGCGAATACGCTAACACCGATATTTGATTTCTTAATTTTTAATCGATATGCAAGTGATTTATTCAGCGTTCCAGTATTCACGCGATTCGTTGTTAATGACCTTCCTGCACCAGTTGTTGTTCTGCGTTTCATACGATAATCACTTTGCATCAATTCAATAAAACGCTTCGCCATTTCATCGACTACTGAAAAGAAGTTCGGCATTTTTTCTCGTGTCATAACTGCGCTATTAATTCATCAGTTGTATTGATATCAACGTTATTCACGATGCACGGAATTGTAATTGCATAAATGCCTTCATCTAAAAACAAATGCACACACGTTTCATCAATTACTTCAAAACCATTCAACGCATACACACGTGAACGATAAGTTACTTTCTTTTTTTGTATTACAATTTCTTCGCGCATTATGGTTTGTTGATTTGAATTTGTAT